CTTAGGCTCTATATAAAAATAAGTAGCCTTATTAACTTGAGCGTTCTTACCATTAATCCTAAGCACCTTAAAGTTACAACCAGCACAATCCCCATTGAGCATACTCATTGTCAACTCACCTTGCTGAGATACGCATTTAGCTAAGTCAAATCCCAACGGATTAAGTTTAACCTCAAACTCGGGCTCTACAACCTTACCATTAGTATCTATATCGTCAGAACCAATGCTGCCAACAAATTTCAACCTATCTATCCTTTGTCCATTATATGTAGCACCTTTTATCGTAGGGTAAATCTCCTCCCCACCATCAGCACCATCAAAGCTAACAAATACCTCATCTATATTACCTAAAGCCCTTAAAGCAGTGTCATCATAATAATCTGTCACTCCAAATGTGTCAGCAAAGACTTTTGGCATAAGGTTAGGTGTGTATCTAAGTATCTTAGGTGTACCATCGGGGTTTTTAAATCTACTACTATCACGATAATAGTTATATGGCATATTCTTAGTTGAGCCACAACCTCTTACCCTTGATATAGCCCTCTCATCTGTCGGTGTGCGTGTTATAGAGTATAATCCATTACCCTTACCATAGCTGAATTGCTTATTGATAGTCTCACTTGGATAACCGATAAATATATCTTTACCCTTAGCAGTCCATCTGAGTTTAAAGGTATCAAATATGACGGCTAAAGAATCGTATATGGTTGAGTTATCTAATGTCACTTGAGCAAATAGAGTAGTATCTGCCGTATTGTGAATATAAACACTCCAACCACCTAATCTATTTAGATTGGCTTGTAACCTATCCTTAAACTCTGTTATATTGCCATTGAATAAGACAGAATTTAACCCCGTACTAACCTTATTGTCGGATACAAGGTCTAAGAAAGGCAATCCCTTTAAAGCCTCTATTTCGGGCTTAAAAACGCAAGTATATTTTATCATCAAGGTTTCATTATTTTCCTCTCTGATAGGTGGCTTGTATAACCTAAATATCTCACCCTTGTAACTCACAAAGCACTTATATCTCCACTCCTCCTCTGTGATAATATCCTTTGGCTTACTTATAAACACATCTCCAGTCAATGTAGTCTCTGCCATAAGCTGAGTAGAGTAGGTGTACCCCTTTACGACTAAATCATAAAAGGGTACTTCCACATTATTAACAATCTGTCTTAATTGCAACATATTATTTTATTGTTTTACCATTGTGCATTCTCAGCACTTGTTTTCTGTTTTTACCTTTCTTATAAGATATATGAACCCACTCTCTAACACCAGTCTTATTGCCGTTTCTATCGAATATATCCTTTGTCTCTAAGATAAGTTGGTCAAAGCTAAGATTCTCTCTTATAATATCGAATAGATACTTATTATTATAACATTGCAAGTCAGCAGCCTCTCCCTTTGTATGTTGAGAGTTAGGCTGTCCACCAACCGCTGTGTTTAATACTGAGCACCTATAACCACTTGTCACCACTATCGGTTTACCTAATAACTCTCTTGCGGGGTCTAATACCTCTACGATAAGAGTTGTTAGTCTTTCAATCGAATCTTTATCGGGTGTATTATCTATTCCAAGCTCCCTTGCCCTATCTGAGCTTGTAAGCTCTTCTATTGTAAAATGTTTAAACATAGTCATTTAATTATAATACATTCTCTCTTTTAAGATTAAGTACGGGGCATTTAGCTTTGTCACCTAAGCAAGTATTTGCCGAGCTGATAATCTTATTTAAGAGATTGTTTTTCATTTCATATTCTCTATTTTGTCTTTTGATATTTTCTAACTCAACCATAAGCTCTTCCAATCTCTTTTCGAGCATCTCCGTCCTCTCTGTTAATTGCTCAATAGTTGATTTATACTCATCTTTAAGTTCTTTCCAAGATGATATAATCTCTTTCATATTATGGATATTGAGACCCTCAGCCTCATTAGCCATCTTTTTTCTTGTGAACCTAAGTGTGAATATAGTTCCAAGACTACCGAGTATTGCTACCCCTAAAGTTTCAAGTACAGAATAAAATTCCATATTAAGTAGGATTATTTGCGTTATTATTAATATTTGTTTGTTGTTGATTTGTCTCTTTGATAGCGGTAGCCTTTTCACTCTCTATTCTTTGTATCTCATCGGGTGTTGAGTAAGGTGAAATCTCTGTACCACTCTCTGTTGAGATAAGATTAGAGTTTTTAAGTAATGTAAGGTTGGTGACAATCTCAGTATCTGATTGTGGTATCCAAACATCTAATTCAGCTCTAATATTAAGCGTACTATACTGAGCACTTCTTTTCATCTCATTAGCATAACCCTCAATGAATATACTTAGCATACTATCCATAAAATCATCATAACCCATAGCATCTTTCATAGCTTTCTCATATGCCGATGAGTTCATCATCTTGATAGCAGCACCCGATATATCCCCCGACATCCTAACATCTTCGGGAGTAATAAAGATAGTCCCAGTCATAATCTGTATTTGCTTTCTTAGGTCGGAAATAAGATTCTCCATTCCCGTAGGTGTTGGTGGGGCTTTAAACTCAGCGGTAGAGTTAGGGTTATCCGAATTATCTTGCAATATAACCGAACCCGCTAACTTCTTCATCTTACTATCCACATTACCTTTGATATATAACAACCCCCATCCGTGTCTTTTCATAATCACTGAATAGATATTGTATATAATCTCTAACACCTCTATGATAGATTGTGCATTTTCCCAAGCTACCTCTTTTCTAATATAAGACACAGGTACTTGTCTGAATCCGTGAGGTGTAGTATTAATAAGCGTGGCGGTAGTATTATCCTCACCCAATATGTACTCATAGAAATACTCTTTATCATACACATCTAATTTCCTCTTATTCCTTTGACTATAAAGGAAACAGAATTGCTCTAAATATCCAAACTTATCGAATATAGGTATGAGTGTATATCCATCAAGATAAGAGAATGTTTTAGCCATCACCTTGCCATCTTTCATATATTGCAATACGGCTGCATCACCTATGCTCTTTTGTTTTTCAATAGCCTCAGTCCTAATAATATCATAGTTCTTGTTACGCCAAGCGGTCTTTATATCTATATAATCTGACTTTTGCTCTTTACTTGGCTTAGTGTTACATAAGGTAAACTTAGTAGGCTTACCACAAGTGTATAAGACTTGTTTCTCTACAATCTTTCTTTGATAAGCTAACGCCATTCTTGTGTCCTTAATCTCTTGATAGTTGCCCTTATCAAGCTTTACGACAATACTTGGCACATTCTTATCGCTATGAATATCGTGTGCTGCGGGGTCTAATTCCTTAGCATATACCGATTGGGATATTGTATATCTCTTAATATCTGGTATATCAGCCATCTCTGTATCACCAACATTGATAGCGGTAGAGAGAGAAGATATGATATTATCCTCCATACCTCTCGTGAAAGGCTCTTTTTGCAGTAGTTCTTTTAATTTTTCCTCGTTTAATTCCATTTTTTATCTAATTTAAGTAATCCCATAATAGCATCTCATCGTCACCACATTTAGTGTATTCATTTTCATCATAGTTGTTGTACGGCTGTATATCGAGCGATTTGTAGTCTAAGTCTATTGACATTCTCATAATGAAAGGGTCTATTATATCCATTGAAAAACCCTTACCCAACTTCTTGTTCATATCTTTTTTATTAAGACATTTTAGCTTACCATTGGGGAGTGTATTGATACGCAATGCGGTTGCCTCTCTAATAAACTCTGTCTTGAATGTTCTTGGCTCTTTAATATTTTTATGCTTGTATATCTTTTCGGCTATCTTAGCATCAACCGATATAGCCCCATTCTCCAACATCTCTATAAGCTTATCAGCACATTGTGTCTTTAGGTCGAAATATCTTTGTTTACCACTTATGGTAGGGGAGTTATTACCTTTGAAAGCTTTTGCACCTATGATATAGCCTTTCACAAAGTTACCAATACCAACCCCGTCATAGATAACATTACTATTACCTATGTCGTGTTTCTCTTGCATACGCCTTATAGCCGACACAATCTCAGTAGGTGTTGTAGTATCTAATGCCACCCAATCTACAAGGTGAAAGCCATACCATACTAATATAACCATATTATCCTCCCCCTCTCCCGCTATATCGGCTGTTATATATCTATTAGAGCTTATGTTAGGGTCGTTGTCAAACATAGACTCTGCCTTGTTTATTGTTATTGGTGGGGTATCTATCTCATCGTCATCAATATCCCAGTTACCACCTAATAATTGCTCAGCCGTACCAGCACCAGTAGCAGCCAGTGAACCTATATAGTCGGGATTACCCTCTAATAGTGCGGTATTCTCAAATACGCTACCAGAGTAAAAGGTAAATGACTTAATCATATTCTCATATGATAGATTAAGGTCTGGAGATATTTTTCTTGCCCTATCTAAGAAAAAGTCAATCTTCGACTTACACTTAGCATATACCTCAGCCTTAGTATCGCCCCATACAACGTCATCAACAGAGTTACCGGCGTTGTAGAAATATCTTACATATCCGTCTTTATCGGGGTCTATATATCCATCAGCACCAACATAAAAGTCAATAAACTTTCTCACCCAACAAGACTTCTTAGGGTTCATTGTCGCTCTAAGTATTGCAGGGATATGGGGCGCACCTCTATTACGAGATAATAGATAGGTGAATGTATTGAATGAATATGCTGTAAGCTCATCAAGGAATATTGCGGGATACTGCCAACCTTTTACCCTTTCTTGTAGCACTTTAGGGGATTCATTAGCCATATGCGTAAACACAAACCTTGCTCCCGACTTGAACTCTACTTCGGGACTATCCGATATTGTAACCCTACTAATCATCTCTTTAGGGTATATGTTTTTACACTCATCTAACATACCACCCCCCGCTGTAAGGTCGTCTAAGTTTTTACGAACATAGAGTGCTTTATATTCGGGGTCGTCAACATAATAAGCTGAGGCTAAGAGAGAGATAAATGTATTATGAGTAACTATAAAGTCATTAGTTATATATAATCTATTTGAATTACTGACGGCAATACATCTTGCCTTTTTAATACCTACAAACTCATAGCCTACAATCTCTCTTTGTCTATCTGGTAATAGGATAATATTATAGTGGTCTGAGATATAAGATATGGTACTCATATAGCCTAAAGAGCCTAATATCCACCTTATATCATTTGCTAATCTTATATTATCGGCTACATATACTAATCCATTACTACCTTTAGCCTTATTCGACCATAATATCATATGCCTATCTTGTATATCCCGAATATCATCCCATTGATAGTATTGTAATGGGTTATATTCTGGTGTGCCCGATTCAAATGATATACTATTGGTAAGTGGAGTAGATACTTTTACGCCCTTATCTAATAGTAAAAATAGCTCAGATGTTTCAATAACGGCATCTATCACGATATTATCCTCTCTTGTTATATGGACTTTCCATAAGTGGTCTATTGTAACCTCTACCTTAGAGCCATCAATGAATTGTATTTCATAAATATCTCTATCACCTAACTCATATATACCTATAATACTTTGTGCGCCACCATCAGTACCACTGACTATGTCGCCTACCTTTAAATCGCCTATATGCCTTATTCCGAAAGGCGTTACTATCTCAGCCTCATATGGGTGTCCTTTTCCGCATCCAGCAGCCCCTCCTCCGAAACAAACATCGACTGAGCTTTTTATAAACTTCTCTTGAAACCCCTTTTGTGGTCTTATTTCTTTACCTGCCATAGATTCTATTTATAATGCAAAAATAGCTATTTAAGCCTTAATTTGGTAATAGGTACTACTTTGGTAATAGTCAGTAGTGTGTTTATATTTGCACCGATAATAAATAAAATCTATTAAATAATGGCAAGAACAGATGCAGAAATCCTGCAAACACTAAAGGAAAGCGCAAGTGCTAAAAAACTTAGCAGCGTATCAGACATCACTCTCCAAAAGATAGCAGCGCAAATATCTAAGCTTAATCTTAGCGAGGAGGTTGAAAATGTTATCATCGAGGCAGAAAAAGAAAAGCTTGTCATACTTAACGACAATATCCGTAACGAAAGGGCGAAACAAAAGGCTGAGACTGAGGCTCTATATAAACAGAATCCGCCTAAAGAACCGACAATAGAACCCGCCAAAGTTGAATTACCTAAAGAGATATTAGCAGTAGTTGAGTATGTGAACACTTTGAAAACCAAAGAGCAACAAGCTGAGAAAAAGGGTATCATTGAGAAAACCATTTACGAAAAAGGTGTACCTAAGGAGAAAAAAGACTTTGTAGAAAAGATTTTGAGTACACTTAATATCACACCCGAAAGTAATGAGATTGAGTTAGCCGAGACGGTTGTTGATTTGTATAATGTGGCTACGGTAAAATCTGGTGGTAATGGTGTTCCTAATAAACCGAATGGTAATGCAGGAGATGAGGCTGATAAGACTTTGGTGGATAAGGCTTTAGAAAATATGTGGAAATAAGGAAAGAAACTTATAACACTCTAATGAATAAAGCTTTAAAAGATTTTAAGTTTTAATTTTTAATTTAATTTTAAAAACAATGAATGTACAAGGAAAATGGGGAAGTAAGTCTGGTCAGATTGGTGGCAATCGTTATGTAATTGCACAGAGCGCACCTTACTCTGTACTCCCTGTGGGTGCGATTATAAGCAACCCATTTAACTATGGGGGTGTTGCCTTTGAGGGTGATGTCCTTGAATTTGACTTTTCTACTAAGACAGCTAAGCTGTTAAAGGTATTTAAGGTGGCTAAAGATGTTTCAGCGGTGGATACTGAGATTTGGGTTGAGGCAACCGATTTTAGTCATATGCTACAAGCGGGTATTAATGTAATGAAAGTTCCGTCATCACTAACTGGTACTGGTACAGCTGTTGCTGTTGGTGCGGTTACTAAGACTACTGATGCTACCGCTGGTGTTGTTTATAAGTTTGCTATCACAGCTAATGCTTTGGGTACACTAACTAAAGGTGACTTACTTGTAGAGGCTGAGGCGGCTGGTTCGGGCAAGAAGATGTATGTGCAAAATCCTAATGTGGTTCTTTTCACAGATGTTTATTTTGATGAAAGTCCAGCGACTGGTGATGGTGATTATTCAGGTTTTCGCTATCCTGTCTCTATTGCTAATGAGGCAACTATTTATGGAGCTAAGGCAACCCCTATGCCATCAATTGTTAAGGATAATCTACGCAAAGGGTATAGTGATATTAAAGTAATTCAGTAATATAGGAGATAAGAACGATGGCAAAATACGCAATTAGTTTATATGAAGATTTGGCTAAAAAGCCACAATTATTTCAGACCATAGTAGATAGAGCCTTTAATGAAAGGTATAATACTGTGCTTTGGAAACAATACTTTCAATGGGATACCACCCCATCACCAGATGATATGTTTAAGACTATCGAGGTTGTAGATAAGGGTGTTATTATGGCAGATATTGCAGCAAGATTCGCTGATGTATCACAAAGAGATACTGATGGATACGCATACTATGCGGGTACTGTTCCAGACCTATCTCACGGATATAAAGAGAATGTAGCCGACCTTATTAAGATTGAAAGATTACAATCGGGATTAGATGGTAATGCAGCTGTTATCAGAAACCTTGTTTCTCAGATTGATAAGTTTGTGAATGGTATTCACTCTCGTATTACCAATATGGCAATGCAGCTTATGAGCTCTGGTAAGATTGAGGGCAACGCTGGTACTGGTTTGTCTTACAAGGCAAAAGCACCTATCCCAACAACTAACTTTAAAAAGGCTCTTACCGCTGTATGGACAGATACTGAAAATGCAACCCCTATCTCTGATATGGTAGCTCACGAAAAGTATATGAGAGATACATTAGGCTATACTGGAGCTTTAGAGTGGAATATCAATAGAACTACCCTTAATCTACTTTTGAAGAATAAAGAGGTTAAGAGCTATGTTTTACCTGTATTGCTTTCGGCTAATCTATCGGTATTACCGAATGGAATGGTGACAGAGGCATCTTTCCAAGAGTTTGTAAGAACAGGTGGTATCATCTCTAATGTTAGAGTTGTTGATGAGGCACAAAGAGAGGCATCTATGACAGGTGTGACAACCGTTAATGGTTGGAAAGCGGGTTCAGCTGTTTTAAGACCAGCTGGATTTGCGGGTGTTGTTAAATACAGCTCACTTGACGAGTTAAGAATGGTACAAGGCGAACAAGGTGTTGCTATTGCTTACTTAGAGGGTGGTAAAGTTGGTATTAAGAGAAAGTTCTCTGTTGACAATGAGAGATGGGATACTTCGGTTAAGTCGGCAGCTGTTCCTACTCTTACTCAGTGGAACTACCATATGATTGTAGATACTTTATCTGTATAGTGATATGAATATTATAGATTACTTAAAGGGTAAGGTTGGATTTTATGTTAATCAAGGTGTTATACTCTCTATCTTATTGGATAGGGGGTATAGCTCAACTACCCGCCCGATAGACCTATCTCAGAGGGAGAGAGACCTTTTATTAGCGGACTTATATTTCTATGGCTCAACCATACAATCGGGTTCTATAAAGAGAGGTGACTTTTCTCAATCGCAAGGTAATGTTGATAGCAGAGCTTTGTTAGAGAGGGCTAATAGTATCTATAAGGCATATGGAGATATAAGATACAATCCTAATGTGGGTGGAACAATTAAATGGATAGAGGAATATGAATAATTTTGAGTACCCTTATATAGGCAAGTTTTACAGAATGTCAATATCGGAAGATGTAGCACCTACTGAAAGGGCTAATGCTACCCCGACACTTATAGCAGAGGTTGGCTGTGACATACAAGAGGATAGAACAGATAGCGAGATTAGGGGTACTCTTTATTATCCATATATAGTCTATTGTGATAGCATATCGCAAGTATTAGAGGGCGATACCTTTGAGGCGAATTTTAATGGCAAGGTGATAAATGCAAGGGTATCCTTTGTGATAACTAATGAATTAGGTACTAAGATAAAGGTAAGAGACTATATAACCGATGGCAACTGATTTTAATACTAAACTACACTCTATATTAGAGAATTTCAAGGATGGCGTAGATAAGGGCGTTATAGATGCTCTTAAAACTAAGGCTTGTCCAGAGATTATACAACTAATATTTGAGCAGCGTAGTTGGAAAGATGATACATACAATCTGAGAGATAGCTTTGGTTGGGGTGTGTATTATAAGGGTAAACAAGTTGCAAAGGGTTATTTAGAGGCTGTACCAAAAGCTACTGAGGGTGATAGAAAGAGAGGTCTAATGGGTAGAGAGCAAGTTGATGCGTTCTTAGATAACTATGAGACGCAATTTTATGACGATATAGAATTGGTCTTTGTAGCGGGAATGTATTATGCGGGTATCCTTGAGTGGCGTGATATGCTCTTAGGTTTTCTCAATGCAGAGAAGTATGCTAAGGATAATGCGATAGAGGCAATAAGAAAAGTAGAATTTAAAAGATATATTAAGAAAGGATGATAACCACAGGGGATATAGAGAATGGTTTATGGACAATAGCGAAACAGATAAGTGCTAAGGTTTATATAGATAATAGACCTAAAGTATTGAGTGCTGTTTCAGATTATGTAGTATGTGGTATTGCTACCGATATTTCATCATTAGTTGATAACACGAATGGCTCTATTGCTGGTACTAATGTGTTTTTTGAGCTATATGCTAAGGATATAGACGATGTAGGCACTAAGAATAGCAAGAAGATAAAGGAGATGGAGAATAAGCTATATGATGCTATTAAATTAGGTTTATCGGGATATTACTTAAGACATAGAGGTACACGACCTAATCCTTATCCATCAGACGGGTTTCATTCATCATTAGCGATATACGAAATAATAATAACACAATAAAAACAAAATAGATATGGCAGCAAAAGTTTTCGGAATTGGAGTAAGTGATATTCAACTAAAGATAGAGGGTGCAGGTGTAGGTTCACCATTTGAGAATCTTGCAACTATCGGCGAGGTAGCTGAGGGTTCAGCTCAGTTTACACAAGAGACACCTACTGAGACTAAGTTTAAAGGTGATTATGGTGACACAACTATCTTTACACTATTTCAGATGGGTGATGTTATGTTTGAGGCTGATATTGTTGAGGTTGATGGTGCTAAGTGGGCTGCTCTTACAGGTGCTACTTGGACATCGGGGACTAAGACTATCTCTCTACCAACATCAGTTCCTCTTATCTACGGACAGCTTAAGATGACTATGGATAATGGTCTTGAAAGTATCAATATCGTTAGAGGTCAAGTAGTAGCTAACCTTGTTGGACAGAATGTTAAGACTGAGATGTTTAAGATACATATCAAGGTAACAGCAGTTCCAGATGCAGCGGGTTATGTTGAGATTAAGACTAAATAACCTATTATAGTATTAATATCATTTAAGGGAGAGGGGGTGGTACTATATACTATCCCCTTTTTAAATTAAAGTTGTATGAAAAGAGTAATAACAGAGAAAGAACATTTAGAGAATAAGGATAGACTTGCTGAGATAGTCACCGATAGCAAGACGATGGTTAAGGTAGGTGATAAGCAATATGCTTTAGGTGCGCTAACCTACTATGCTAAATGGGAGATAAGTAAGCGTATAACATCATTAGAGCTATCAGAGGCTAACATAACTACTCTTATAGAGGCTATGGCGGTTAATATACCTTTATTAGCCGAGATATTAGCAATAGCTATACTAAGAGATAGGGAAAGCATAGATAAGGGCTTAAATGACCTAAAAATGGACATTATGGATGTTGCTGATGAGTTGGAATGGCATACTATCATTTCCGAAATAATAAGGCTTTTGGATGTAGGCTTTTTTTTTACACTTACGGAGATGATAAAGGTTATAAATTCGATGAACAGCAAGGCTGGGTATCGGAAGATGATGGAGGAGAGGAAGGCGATGGGAGACGGATACCTGCCAATACAGAGTTTGGGGAGGTCTGTGGAATGATAGCTGACTTACAAGGTGCTTTTTCCTTTAAGGATATTACGGAGAATATGACTATACCTCAAGTAAGGGTTATGTTGATGGATATGCCGAGAAGAGATTATAGTAATAAGCCTAAGAGGGTTATGATTAAGTCGGCTGCTGAGTTATTAGGCAACCTAAGTGGTGCTAAACTTGTAAATGATTAAAATATAATAGGATGGCAGATAATATAGGAAATGTAAATATAGCGTTAGGTATAGATAAGGTCAAGTTGGAGGCTGACTTGCGAGAGGTAGAGAGGGAGCTTGGTAGGATAAACGACCAATTCAAGAATATGGGTTCGGGCGTTAGCGTTAAAGACCAGTTGACGGCTAAGATGAATGAGCTACGCAAAGCCTTTGACCTATTACCGATGGCGCAAAAGAACGAAAAGGGATTGGCTGATGTTAATTCCGCTGCTAATAAATTATTGCAAAAATTCTTGCAATTAAAGACTATTAGGGAAACATCTGGTTTATCTTTAGATGAGTATGCTAAAAAGGTAAAAAAAGCGTTAGAAGATGAATTATCATTAAATGCTGCAATAGCGAGGGAAGAGCAAAAAAGAAGAGAAAGGGCATTAAAAGAAGAGACGGCATTAAATGCTGCTATAGGAAGAGAGGAGCAGAGGAGAAGAGAGCGTTCTAAATCGGAAGAAAACAAACTACTAATAGCAATCGCTAAGGAGAGAGAGGCAGCTGCTCAAAAAGAATTAGAGATTCAAGAAAAATATGCTAAAAGAAGAGAATCGCTAAGAGAGAAACGCACACAAGGAATGTTTGGGGAGAATATCCAAAAACTTAGTGGTGGTGTTAGAAATGTGGAATTAGAGCAGTTAAATAGTTACTATAAGGCGTTAGAAAAAGCATCTGAGAAACAGAGGAGAATAGCGGGGGTAGGTTATGACGAGGCTATGGGTATGGGTAGAGATGCCTCATCTATCAACCAAAGAAAAAAGGCAATAGAGGAGCTTACTAAGGCAAGAAATAACCTAAGCACAACCGACGAGAACTACACTAAGAAGTTAGGCGCATTAAACAGAGAGCTTGGTAGGTTGGCTGAGGCTAATAAAAAGGCAAGTGATACTGGAGTAAGTTTGCAAAAGCAGACGGTTAAGTTTGCTGATGCTGCTGCTTGGGCTTCCCGTAAATTAGTATTCTACACATCAATATACACATTACAGAGGTTTGCTGAGAAATTAGCGCAAGTCAGAGGTGAGTTTGAGCTACAACAAAAGTCTCTTGCTGCTATCATTGGTAATAAGGAGGAGGCTGATAAGATATTTGCGAGGACAGTAGATTTGGCACTCCAATCGCCTTTTAAGCTACGAGAATTAGTTGGTTATGTTAGGGAGTTATCGGCTTATAGGATAGAGACAGAAAAGCTCTTTGATACTACTAAGATGTTAGCCGATGTCTCAGCGGGACTTGGTGTTGATATGGGTAGGTTGATATTGGCTTATGGTCAAGTAAGGTCGGCATCTGTACTTAGAGGGCAGGAGTTGCGCCAGTTTACTGAGGCGGGGATTCCTATTATAGCCGAATTGGCTAAGTCTTTTTCAGAGCTATATGGTAGAGTGGTAAAGACAGACGAGGTGTTTGAGATGGTGTCTAAGAGAATGGTATCTTTTGAGATGGTAGATGAAATCTTTAAGAGAATGACATCAAGTGGTGGTGCTTTCTACAATATGCAGAAGATACAATCTGAAACACTAAAAGGTAAAATATCCAATCTGAATGATGCTTTTGATATAATGTATAATAAGATAGGTAAAGACAATGAGGGTGTTTTAAAAGGCGTTATTGATACCTTTACCGCTATGCTAAAGAATGTGGATATTCTTATCGCTAACTTTAAGGCACTTGTACTTGGCTTGGGGATATATAAAGCATCTGTTATAGCTACTAATTTAGTTAATGGTAAATTTAAAGATACCCTTATCATTGGTAATGGTGTTTTAAAAGCTTATACTGGTAGTACATATACAGCAGCTTACGCCTCTATGAGTTTTGAGAAAGGTATGAATTTATCATCTAAGGCTAATGTGTTATTCCAAAAGACGGCTCTATTGTCTAAAGCGGCTCTGATGGGATTAAAAACAGCTTTTATGGCTTTCCTACCAGCAGCTATCATAGGTGTTATTACTGAGGCGGTAGTATTACTAATAGACTATCAAAAGAGGATAAGGGAGTTAAAAGATGCTACCGATGAGGCTAATATAGCGGTATTAAAGAGTAGTAAGACTATTGACGATAATATAGCGAGGCTGATTCAATTATCGGGAGCTAATAAGGATAGTACAAAGGCTATTGCGGAAAGGTCAAAGATTATATCCGAGATGACCTCTATCAATGGGGATTTAGGTGATAGTATAGCGGATATATACGAGAAAGAGAAAGACCAAATAAAGATTATTGAGAAGTTAAATAAGCTAAGAGAGGAGCAGAATAAGTTTGCTCAGTATCAAGTATTTCTCAATCAACAGGTATTAGAGAGTGCGGATGGTGGTACTACTACTATTAAAGATGATATTCTTGAGTTAGAAAAGGCTAATAATAAACTTATTGTAGCGGTAGGTAATTTTAATAACGAGTGGATATTATATGAACAAACGCTAAGAAACGCTATTAAAACTGGCTCTCTTGATGGGCAAAAGCTTAATGCAGAAAGGATAAAGCAAATACAAGATATAGTAAACTCTACAAAGACAGCTAAAGAGAAGTTTTTAGAGGTCTATAAATTAAACTATGGTAGGGTAGATGAATCACTTGCGGAATCTTTCAGAGAGGCTTATTCTGACTATAAACCAGGAATATTTGATGATAGGTTTGCTAAAGATGCAGCTGAGGCTAATGCTAAGGTAGGTAAGTCTATTAGACGGATTGCAAGAGATAATAAGGCGTGGATTACAGACCAATTTGGTGAGATATCTAAACTATCTCAAGAGCAAATAAAGCAAATAAACAAGTCACTTGAGGCTTTGTATGGCAAGGAATATGCTTTACAGATTAGATTATGGATTGGATTGCCACAACAAAAACCTACTGAGCAACTACTAACTGGGTGGAAGTTTCAAGCTAAGAAGATATTAGGTAATTTATTTAACGAATTAGTACCAGAGGGAGCTACATTACAAACAACATTAGACGATGTATCTAAGAAAAGAGAGGAGGCTAATACTCAACTTCAATTCTATAATAACACACTAAAAAATAGTAATAAGTTAAGTCAAGAGGAGGTTCGTAACCTTGAGGAGGGTAAAAAGCAGATTAGTGCAGAGATAAGTGTTTATGACCAACTATTAAGTAGGTATGGGTATATTATTAAGCAGAGTAAGGAAGAAAAGAATATACGCAAGGAGAGGGTAGATAATATCGAGAGAGAGATAGATGTCATAAAGAAAGCACAAGAGGCTTATGAAAAGTACCTACAAGTTATGTCTCCCGAAAAGGCAAAGAAAGCAGCATCATCAGCTTTTAATGTTGACGAAAGCAAGATTGGAGATGTTAGTGATACTATCAAGGCTTATGAGGATATTATTAAGTCTTTAACTAAGGTAGGTGGTACTGAGGCTAAAGCAGCTATTTCTAAGATTAACGACCTTATAAGCGGTTTAAAAAGAGATACTGAGATTAACATAAAGTTAAAAGGTATAGAGACGGCTAAAGATGAGATGGATAAGCTGTTTAAGGATTATGAATTAACCTTAGAGGTACAAGACTTAACTGGTTTTGATGTGAGTGGGATTATTCCAGAGGCTGTGTCTTTTGAGCAAATGATTGCTAAAGTAAATTCTAAGATATTAGAACTTAGAGCAAGTGGTGGAGAAAAAGAGATAGAGTTGGCAAAGCAATTAGAAGATAAGGTTTCCGATATTACTATTAATAAAAAGAAAGAAACACTTAATACTCTAAAGTCACTCATAGAACAATACGGCACTAAAGAGGAGAAGATTAAGTTAATACAAGCCGACTTGACTAATAAAAAAGAGGAGTTAGCATATATTAAGTATATGGAGGATAAACTTAAAATCACAGATGATGTTCGTAAGAAACTACTTCAATATCAGATTAAGCAAGGCGAAGAATCTATAAATGCAATCAAAGACGAGGCTGTTAAATCATTAGAGGCTTATAAGGCTCTATTTAGTAATATAGGAGACTATACAACAAGTCAATTATATGGTTATCTTAAACAAATGAAAACAGCCGTTAGTAATGCAAGAAAGACAAGCGATGGCAAGTTTGAAATTAAGATAGGTGAGGAAATATCTACATTGTCACCAGAGGCTTATTTTAACCTATTAAAGCAGATATATGATAAGTCTGATGAATTAGCCCAGAAGAACCCATTTAAAGGTTTTATAGAGGCTATTAATGATATTAAGACCGCTAAACCCGAAGAGAGATTAGGAAAGATAGCAAAGGCTCTTACAACAGCATCGTACGCTTTTGCTCAATTATCGGAGCTATCAAGTTCTGTTGGTGGATTAGCTGAGGTGTTAGGTGCTGACCAATCAACTTTAGACATTATCAATGGTATAGGAGAGACCTTAGGTGGTATAGGTAAAGCAAGTGGTGGTATAGGTAAGATAATGCAAGGTGATGTTATTGGCGGTGCATCGGACTTTATATCGGGTATTGGTCAGTCTATAAAGGGTATATTCACCATTAGTGATGCTAAATTTAAAGAGACCATAGAGCGTAATAAGGAATGGCTTAAAGATGTAGAGAGAGCTTATGAGAGATTAGAGAAAGCTAGAGACAAAGCTTTTGACCTTACTGGATATGCTAAGGGTACTCAAGATATGATTGAGAATCTTAAAGACCAACAAGGTATATTGAGAAATAACCTACAAGCTATGGATTCAATGAAAGCTAAGGATAAAGCTCAGATGAAAGAGTATCAACAACAGATAGAGGATATACAAGAGAGGATTGAGGAGCTGAGAGAGGAGTTTTATAATGAGATGAGAGGTACAGACCTTGCATCGGCTGCTGATGAGTTTGCAACAGCTTGGGTAGAGGCTCTACTTGAAGGCGAGGATAGTATGGAAGCTTTTTCGGATAAGTTTGACGATATGATTAAGCAGATGATTATCAAACAAGCATCATTGAGGGTTGTAAGTGGTATAATGAAAAGTCTATTTGACGATATAGACCTTGCTATTGGCGAGGAGGGTGAGATAAACGAGTCTGAGATAAAGAGGATAAATCAAATGATTCCCGATATAATGAGAAACTTGGATAACGCTATGAACGCTATTATCAAACCACTTATGGATGCTGCTGGTATAACATCGGGCAATCTTGGTGGTGGTAAGAGTGGCTTACAATTAGGCATCCAAAGCATACAAGAGGAGACGGCTGGTCAATTAGTAGCCTTACTAAACACTATGAGGTATCTTATGTATAAGGATAGTGATAGGTTGGCATCAATGGAGTTAAGCTTATTTTCTATAAACTCTTTTATGGGTGATAGCCTTACTGAGGTGAGAGGTATCCATAGCCTTATTAAAGAGATGAGATTGTGGCAGCAAAGTATAACCTTTGCGGGGCATCCACAGGGTGGTAACGGACTAAAGGTCTTTAGTAATAACTAATATGGATAAAGGATTGGGAATATTTATCTTTGTGATATGAGAGAGTTTAAAGATAAGATGATAAGATTAGGGTTATGCGATAAGTGGAAACGCTTATGGCATAACTCTTACTCCCAATTAGATATTCTTAATATGGGATTATCTATGGAGGGTATTGAGTTCCTAACTAAGCATAGTAATGATATATCTAATAACGATATATTATCATTATGTGGTGATTATATTAACAATGGCTATTGCGTAAGCCCTAATCAACCACACCTATCCGTAAGTGCGTATGTATCATACAAAGGGGATATAAAGGACTATAAAGCGGATATATTGTATATTAAAGATAGTAATGCTATTATCTATAATGACGATTGGAAAGTATTGCAATTATATGTTAGTGGTAATAGTAATGTTAAATTGATATTATCAATTAATAATATAGTTAATATAAATATTTTCGATAACAGCAATATAACTATTATGGGTAATATGAGAACGGATAACAATAAGGTTACCGCTTTTGTTTATGGTGATGGTGGTGTAAAGAGCTTTATATCCGATAAGAGTAATAATATAAATGTAATAAACAATGCAATACTTAATAAAGAAAAAGACCGATAGTGTATATAAGGATTTTTATATAGACTTTGGTGTTACGATATATAGTGTTAGTGGTATAGGGGAAGAAAAGGTTAAGCCTTACTATAAGTATAGTTGGATTAATGAGAATGGTGTAGAGGTGTATTTACCGACTAAGATGGTTAGTGTTAATGGTGTAGATACGGAAGTACCCGATACGATGAAAGTAGAGGAGCAGAATATATCGGTTAAGGGAATGATAGTGAGTGCAACGGCAAAGAGTAAGTTGGAGGCACTTAAGACCTATCTAAAGAGCAATGGTGTACTTACCTATAAGGATAATGATAGGGGTGCGAGTTGCGATGTGGTATATGAGGGTATGACTATTGAATTAGATAGGTATAGAGATGGACAAGAGTTTATCAATTTCAAGATGGACTTTAATAATGTAAGCGGGATATTTAACTATAACATAAATGAGAATATGACACAAATAAACAACAAAGATGACTTTGAATTATTGACCGTCTTAAAAGATATAGATGGGGTTGCTATTGCGCATAATAGCGTTAATTGGAAGATATGGTACTTCGTATCTATCAATAAGGTATATGAGGCATCGCATATAAATGGTGTATTTACTAATTGTAGCGTTACTATTGATAATAAGGTTAAGATACCTATCAATGGTTTCGACTGGGGGCAAAAAGGCATATTAATGAAAAGAGCTTTTGTTTCGTGGGACGATGCAGACTTCTCTGATGGAACACAAGACACAAGTACGATTGCTGAACAAACTAATATAGAGATAGTGTAATATGGCGGGAATAACTATACAAGAGGAATTAGTAGTAAAAGGGATTGTTTCTCAAGAGGAGTTGCAAATACCTTTTAGAATAGGTGTAGATGGTGTTACTTTCACTCCGTCAGTATCGGCAGATGGGGTAATATCGTGGACTAATGATGGTGGTAGGATTAATCCAACCCCTATGAGTATCAAAGGAAAGCAAGGGGATAATGTAGAGTTTAGGACAAGTGGTGGTTTTGTGCAATGGAAACCTACAAGTGGTATTACTTGGACTAACCTTATCTCTGTTGCTGAGTTAGCGCAATTAGAGACTACTACGGGGCAATCTACAACTAAGGGAATGACACAAAAGGCTATTACTGATGC